GGTCCGCGCAGGTAGACGGGGACTTCTGGACAGTACTCTTTGATGCTGGACAACATCACGGCAAGACCCTTGCCGGTGACGGTTGATATGCAAATCGGAGAAATCATTTCAATTTATTTCTCGCGCTAATCGCTTTAGCCTTAGACTTTGCGTCTGCCTTGCTTGACGCGCCCCAAGCATTGAGGCTGAGTAGTAGTCGGGTCTTCTCACCGTTCTTGTACTCAGGTCCGGCGTTACCCGCCATCCGCGCAAGAAAACTCGCACGGCGCGGGTTATCGCCTGACTTGACTGGCGGCTTGAGGTTCATGCCTTCAGCCTTTGCGCTTGCCCTGCCCTTGGCATTCAAGCCACCGGAGGGGCTTTTCCCCTCCTTGCGCTGCCAAGCCGCGGTCATTTCTTCTTCATTGGCTTTGGCATCTTCGCCGTCTTAGCAGCCTTCTTGAAGTCGGCCGCGCTGGGTGCTGCCTTGCTGCCGACCTTGTTCATCTTCTCGCCGCTGCCAGCCTTGATACGAGCCTGTTTTGCGTTAATGTTGCTGTAAAGTCCAGTTTTCATTCGTCTTCTCCTTCGGTTTGTAAATCCATCTCTTCGTCTTCATCCTTGGCCTCGCCCGTGTTCGGACCGCCAACAACCCATGCACGGCAAGATCTTGAGGCCGCGCACTTGAAATCAAAGATTTCGCAATAGCCAAGGTCGGCCAACTTGATGACATCAGCGGGGTCAGCGTCGTTGCCGATGCCGTCAGCGATGCACTGCTTGATGGAATCAGACACGTTGAACGCCGCGCAGTTACCGCAACGGCTCTTCTTTGCTTCCTCGGCAGACACGTCCCACTCGTCACCCATGCGCTTCCAGTAAGCCTCGTTTGGCAGTGCGGGGTTCTCAGGACCGTAGGCTGCGGTAGTGATCGCCTTGGCTCGGTTCTTCAGGTTTAGGGTGATGTCTTGGGTGGGAAGTGGACACTTTGATGTGTCTGCGTCTTCCTTCATCATCTGATCCATCGCGCCTTGGTAGCGTGACGGGACGCTGCGGCTTGGTTGTGTTGCCATTACTTCTTACCTTTCTTGAGTTTGCTTGCCTGGGACAGCGCAATCGCAACTGCCTGTTTGGGGTTCTTCACGACCTTACCGCCAGCACCTGAGTGCAGGGACTTGGTCTTGAACTCGTGCATCACGGATGCGATCTTCTTCGCTGCCTTGTCAAGTTTCATGCTTCATGCTCCAAAGTGAATGCCCAATTATGCAACTCTCGGGATATTACGGCGCAGGGGTTTCGCCCAAACCGAACTCGCGGCCGAGCCGTACATTCCCATGATGGCGTCGCTGGCAAAAGTAAGACAGAATGCGTCACCCCTGTCAGGAGAGGCCAAACCACGCTTGCGAATCTCGTCTTTTCCCTCAATCTGAATCTTCCCCGAACTCGTGAACGAGTAGCGGACAGCCGCCAGTTCAGCGATCAGGGACTCATCCCTGGGCATCTTGCAGTCCCTTTGCTCCAACCAGGCTTTGGCCTTGTGCCACAACTCAGCCTTCAGGTTTCGGTAGGTCGCACCCATCGCCGGTGACTCGGAGACGTTAATGCCTCGCGCCGGCAGTTTAAGTTCTCGCAGTCTGTCAACAACGCCAGCACCCAGGCCGATGCTGTCCACGAGAATCTCATGGGGTCGCTGACTGGGTTGGAGGGCTTCGTACTCTGCCACGACCGCGCCCGTCAGTTGCATCAGGTCTAAGTTCTTCCACGTCTTCACGGGTTCTAGGACGGCATTGCCCTGACGCTTGCACAGGGCAGACCTATCGGAACCGAACCGTGCAACGTCCAATCCCCACACAAGACGTGCGTGTGCGGAAGGTTCAACGTCACGGTTCATAGCCATCTCAAGCAATTCCATTGGGATGACGGTGTCATCGTCTGACCTCGGGAACTCTCCGAGTACGCGGATGCGGAAGGCGTTTGACTCCTCGCCGTAACGTGATCGCATCTCATCGACGTAGGCCTCTGACACTCGCGGGGAGTCGGTGCAGTTGACGCGCATCGTGATCCAGTCATCCTTCAGGCGGTTGTGGGTGTCGTAAAAGAACCCCGAACTTCTGACGGGGTTACCAAGTAATAACGTTACGGCTTGGTGACCTGACATGGAACCGGCTGCGGCCTCGAATACCTGTTCAGGGATACCCGACGCCTCGTCCGCCACCAGCATCACGTTCTCTGAGTGAACCCCCTGCAACGCTTCGGGCTGCTCGGCTCGGCTTGTCCTGGCTGAGATGAACGCCTCGTTGGGGGCTTCTTTGACCTCGATGCGGTCCTGCTTGACCTCCAATTGATCTCTAAGAGTTTCGGGCAGTGCCTTCACCCAACGCTTCAACTCAGCGAAGAGGGCGTCGTACAGTTGGCTGGATGTGGGGGCCGTCAAGACAATTTTCACTGGGAAGCGTAGGAACAGATACCAAAGGATCGCCCAAGACGCTGCTGTGGACTTGCCGACTCCGTGGCCTGACCTGACGCTGATTCGTCGGTTGCCGTCCGCGATGTGTGACAGGAACTCCTTCTGCCAGTCATCGGGCTGTGTGTTGAGTACCTCTTGGACAAACAGGGTCGGGTTGTGCTTGTAGCGTTTCACGAACGCAATGAACGGGTTCTTGTCTTCGGCTGCGGACATGGCCGCGATCTGTTCTATTGCCTGAGTAGTCAATTCCACGTTTTTTTTATTTTTTTTTGGGAGAGGGGCGAGTTCCGTGACGGGGGTGGGGGGTGTGGTCATTGGCGGCTTTCTATGGGTTGTGGGCGGTGTTTGTCAGGGGCAGCATCAGTCCCGCCCCCGCCGATGGCGCGAAGGGGGGGGGTCAGCCGCCCGACGGCCAGAACCCAGCCCCAAGTGGGCAGAATTCCACGATGCGGAACTGTAATTGATACAGTGTTCATTATGTTAATAAGATTGCCACTTACGCACAGGTTATACATGGATTGTGTGGTCGTATGGTACTTATGCACAGGTTAATGTGACTAAGTGGACAATTTTGGTGTGGATAAGTCCTCTAGCACCTCGACATGGCGCAACGCGTCCATGCGCATCCCTTGGATGTTGATGCTGACCGCTGCGCCCTTTTGCTGCGCGTAAGCAGGCGCATTCCACCTCTCAGCCGTCCAGTGGCGCGTTTGGATGCGTAGTTTGGCCAGGTTGACCTCCTCGATGGACGCTGAGTCGGCGATCTCCAGCGCGTCGGAGACCATCAGATCAGCCGCCCTCACACGCGCCCGCGAGACCAATTCTACGTGTTCCGGCTTGCTTAACCACGTTTCCATAGCCGATCTACCCACGCCCAAGTCCATGCAGATGCGCGTAATCGACTTACCTTGCTCCAACATCACGATGATTTGTTCCTGTGGAACCTGATCCAATTTAATCAAGTCCTCCTTACGTTTCGGTCTACCTGCCATTTCTAAGCCCTTTCTAAGCGTTTTAGTCTATCCAAGCACCCAACCTATCACCCAACCCATTTTCTCGTCAAATTGAGGCATTCCTGCCCGCTTCTGCCACCTTTGTGTTGAACTTCTTTGGCAGCGTTGACGGTTTGCTGAAGTCCAAGTCACTGTCCATATCATCGAACCCGCTGTCCCCGCCCACCTTCACCATCGTGGCTCCAGCATCCAACTGCTTAATCTTGATGACCTGCTGCATCACCGCGCCGGCCATCATCGTCTCGATCTCTTCCATGTTCCAAATGTGCCGTCCTTGTACCTCGGGTCGGAACTGGCTGTACAGCAACGCGTCAGCCTTGGTCTTGACAATGACCATCACCGAGCCGTCGGCCATCTCATGCTCAATCGCCGCAATGTCAGGCATCGGGTTAATCCCGTTCGCAACCGCGTACCGTTCCAAGGCGTCATAACCCGCAATCATTCCCTTGACTGCTTTCTCTAACCTCTCCTCGTCCCGATTCTCTTGAGCCAACCAAACCCGTTCCATCTGATTCCAAAACTTTGTCCTGAGTTCGGCATCCACCAAGTTAATCAACCTATCAGTACCCCACACCGCAGTGTGGTCTTTGTTCCGATTACTTATCGACAACAGCAACGAGTTCAACTTAACCTTGAACGGGTCTGCTGGAAAACTTGGCTGCTCAACCTTTACTACTAATCCACGTTTCTTCGTAACCATTTCAAACCTTTCTAATTTCTTACGAGTTCTTTCATATCGTCCTACAAATGGATGGGCATCCCTTAAGGGATTTGCCACCATTTGTAGGACGATTTATCCTACAAATGGACTCCATTTGTCTACCATTTGTCTACCATTTGTAGGACAGATTGCTTCTTTTCTGCTTAAATAACTAGCAGTTTTCTCATTTCTGCTCGTCCATTTGCGTACCATTTGTAGGATTTTCTGCATCAAAACTGCTCTTTTGGCTCATCCTTGAACACGATCCAAGCGTAATCCTTGAATATTTCCACTCCATTTGCGTACAGAAATTCGCGTTTATGGCGGCTAAATTCGTTCGATATTTGCTTGGGTGTCTTGCCATGACCCCACACCTGAGTGAACTTTTCAAGCCAATAATCTATCTTTACGGCCTTGTTTCTCTTACCGTCCAAGTCCCGCATCTCACCAAATTCCTTAATTGCTTTGTGTAAAGAGTCAAGACAGATTTGCTGGTTCTTACCAGCACCTGACCTGCTTGGCGGCTTTTTCTCCTTCTTTTCCGTGTCCGCCATGACCCTTGTGGCCTCATCCGAAGGGTTAACGGCCAGGCTGATGACAGGCTCCAGCCCCAAACTGGATGGCGATAACTCAACCTCAACCATCTCAAATCCGATCTTGATGTTGTCCGCGCCGTCCTTTTGCTTGCTGATAGTTAGGAGTCCCGAACCCGCAATCCCGTCCTTCTTAACGCCCGACTCCATCTTCAACAGTTCAAGTTGCGTGTCCACGGCTCCTAAGAGGGAAGAGTGTCCGCGCAGTCCTCTAGTAGCGTCCTTTCCTGAGTGGTGCAAGATCATGATGGTGCAGTCCAACATCCTTTGGACTCTTCCAATGTTGGTGATGAACGCCCCCATGTCCTGTGAGTCGTTCTCGTTGCCGCCGCCGAAGGCACGTGCCAAGGTATCTATTTGCAGGAGGCTGAACTCCACGCCCGTCTCGTTGATGAGTTGCTGGATGGACAGCATGAGCAGGGCGAAGTCCTCCTCACTTGATCTGAGGTTGAGTTGGTGACGGATGACGTAGATTTCCGCGCCCTGCTGGGTGTTGTTGTGTACCTTGCAAGCCCTGATACGCGCCCCGATACCGCCGTGTCCCTCTCCGCATATATATAGGACTGCGCCTGGAGTCTTGATCTCGTTACCCATCCACGTCCTACCCGTTGCCACCGCCTCCGCAATGTCTAAGGCGATGAATGACTTATATGAGCCAGGTGGCCCGTACAGGGCGACAAACGCCTTCTTAGGTATGACCTTCTCAATGAGCCACTCGACTGGCTCGTCCTGTATCGTGTCCCACGACTCGATGTTGAGGAAGACTGGCTTTGCTGGTGTTGACTCCTCGTGCATAGTTGCGTTGGAGTCGTAGTCATCGGGTGATGTATTTTCGTAGTGCGAGTCGTACTGTTCGCTGTTCGTTGCGGTATCCGTTTCCGTGATTGGTGGGAGTTTCTTTGCGAGGTCTGCGAGTTCGGCTCTCGTGCCTCCCATCTTCACCCACTCATGCGCGTCATCGCTAGGGAACGGCAGGTCTAAGTCCAAGTACCTGACTGACTTCGCCACTGGGAGAAGGTTCTTGATTACCTTCTTGGCGTACTTCTGTCCGGCCTCGTCGTTGTCGGGGACCACCACCACATTTGCCCCTGCAAAGTACTGCGTAATCTCCTCAGGCCAATGCCCAGCCCCTGCGTGTGACGTTGTGGCAATGGCTCCGATGGACACCAGCGCGTCGGCTGCCTTCTCGCCCTCTACCAAGTAGATGGCACGTCCTGCTGTCTTGGCGTCCAAGAGTTCAGGGAATCGGTACGGGACGATGCGGACATCTCCAAGGCGTGAGTGCCGCCGGCCGAGTGCGTCAACTCGGACTAAGCGGTAGTCCTTGCCCTTTTCGGTTTGCGTCTTGAACCTCTGCTTAATAAACAGCGTGTTCCTGTCCTCGTCCATGTACTCCCACTCCTGCTCCAACTTCATGGGCTGCGGGGCAAGCGTGGCGAGGCTGCTGAATATCTCATCGCGCTTGGGTAGTTCCGGCAGCAGACCGCGATCCCTGATTGCGCCGAATACATCGTTCTGATCGCACCCGCCGTGGCAGTGGAACAGGTACTTACCCTCTGAAGTCTCCGTGATGGATAGGCTTGGGTTCTTGTCACCGTTGCCCTTGCCGTGTGATTGGACTGGGCATGACGCCAGCCACGATCCGTTTGCTTGCTTCGCGTTGCCCAACGCCTGTGCTATTTGTTCGGCTTGCATAGTTATTCCAATATCAAAGATTGCTGCGCCAAACGGTTGTCTTGCAGGGTTTTGTAGTCAGGGTTGAGTTCGCAGCCAAGGTATTTGCGGCCAAGGTTCTGCGCTACCTGCGCTGTTGTCCCGCTGCCCATAAACGGGTCAAGAACAATGCCGCCAACTGGTGCGCCAGCAAGGATACAAGGCTCAATCAAATCGGACGGGAATACAGCAAAGTGTGCGCCCTCGTAAGGCTTGGTTGTTACTGTCCAAACGCTGCGTTTGTTTTTCTTTTCGTAATGATTTGTTGTCAGCCCTGCCATACGGGTTCTGCCAGGCGTGTTGTTCAGCCTAGATTCATCTCTATTTCTGTCGCTTGTGTCAGTCGTATGAGCATCTTCTTTTATTGAATCAATGTCGTAGTGATACTTCTGCGACTTGCTCATCAGGAAAATGTATTCATGCGCCTTCGTGCAACGGTCTTGCACCGACTCAGGCATCGGATTTGGTTTGTGCCAAATAATGTCCTGACGCAGATACCAGCCATCGGCGCGAAGTGCAAACGCCATCATCCACGGGATTCCAATTAGGTCTTTTGGTTTACATCCTTGTGGAACTAAACCACTTGTTTTAGTGTGTTCCATGTGACGTTCGTTATGTGTTTTGCCAAGATTCCCTGCTGTACCTTTGCCACTTCCTGAGTAACTATCTCCAATGTTTAGCCACAGCGTGCCGTCATCTTCCAGCACGTCCCACACACAACGAAACACCTCAACCATTGCCTTAATGTAATCTTCAGGTGTTTCTTCAAGCCCAATCTGACCTTCGTGACCATAGTCACGCAGCCCGTAATAAGGTGGGCTGGTCACACAGGTCTGCGCCTTAATACCTTTTTCAGCCCATTCACGCATTGTTTCTCTGCAATCGCCAAATTGAATTTTGTTCATTTTTTATTCTTTATTTTTAGAGGAAAAAAAAGCCGAGGCTGCTACACCTCGGCGTTCGGGACTACAGATTAAAACATCTCGTCCTCGTCCTCTACCACCGCAGCCTTCGCCGGTGCTTGTC